CTCGTCAAAATCTCTCTTATTATTCATAATAAAGTTTTTAACTTCTGTTGGGTTATCTCCAACATAAACGCTTTTAGCTAGTTTTTCATTACCATCTGCATCCCAATATTCTCTTCCTCCTCCAAATTCATTAGTAGATAATGGTGCTATATCCCCAGGACCTCTAAACATTACATTAGAATATAAATACCCATTACTAGGATCATAATAAAAACCAAATCCTTTTAATTTAGAATTATTTATTATATCAGCTTTCGCATCTTCATCTTTAGCACTAAAAATAGATCCAAGGTCTAAATTGTCTTTTGTAAGATTATTAAATCCCTTTTTCCAATTCCAGGTTTTTTTACCATCTACTTCTTCTCTAAAATCTTCTGTTGTAAAACCTTTAAAAGGCCCAATATTTGCTTTATTTAAAGCTAATTCATCTTCTATTCCTATAGTAAACTCTGAAGCAGGAACGTTTCCTCCAGAACTTTTACTTCCTTTTACTAACTCAACTTTACCATCAATGTCCATTTGCATTGTAGTAGTACCTTCTTTTTCTGCAATTTTCTCTAACTCTTTAAATGTATATGTTTCACCTTTATATTTCCATAAAGACTCTCCTGTCCCTGCTACATCCTCGAACAGACTTTGGTCAAGATCACCCAAATCTACGGTATTACCTCTTGACTCAACTACTATCTTACCAGTAGTATTATTACGTAATACATATCCAAATTGTCCTTTTGCCCATTTCTCTGGAGTTATAACGCGCTCTTCAAATCCCCCTTCTTTAACACTAGATTGCTCGGCTGTTACTAAACTTGATATAATCCTTTCGCCACCACGACCCCACTGAGTATCACTTATTGGAACAAACCCTATTACTTCATAATCTGCGTCTTCTAGGTATTCATTTTCACTATTGTACTTTTCATTATATTTCGTTTCTAATTCGTCTATATAACTAACTCCCTCGGCATTTTTTCTATAAACATCTTCTTGTTGAGCTTTAGTTAGATCGTCTTCGGTAGCATATCCTCCAAAAATATCTCTAGCATATAATTCAAAAGCATTCTCTGCTTTACTTAAAGGAGCATAGGTTCCAATAATATCTCTAATTCCTTGAGTTTGTCCTATTGTACTAATTTTCTCTAATCCAAAACCTGGACCTTTTTCACCTATTTCTCCTTCTAAATCTACTCTCTTTTTTAATAATTCTTTTAAAATATCTTTAGTAAGTGGAGGAGTATCAGCGTCACCTTCCTCATAATAATTTTGAACAATTCTTTGAATATATAATCCTGTTTTTAAATTATCTTTGAAATAACCTGTGGCTTTACTAGGATCTCTTCGATGTTCAAAAGCCCATTCATATGGCATTTGCCATGTACCATAATCCCCTAATGATCTTGTGACCTCTCTTTTACTTAAACCTATAATATCACCTTCTTTATTAACTGGTAAATTATCTACTATATTATCTATATTTTTTATTACTCTTTCTTTGCTTCTCTCGTACCCAACGCTTACTCCTTGGTGCTTTTTGTCTTTCTCTTTCTTTTTATCTTTTTTCTTTTTCTTTTCAGGATCTATATCTATTTCTTCTACTACTTCAACTTCTTTAAAAGGAGTAGTAGTTTCTTCTTCTATTTCTATTGGGATTAAAGAAGGTAATTCATTCTTTTGAGGTTCTTCTACTTCAATAGGTTCTTCTACTTCTAGTAGAGATGTAATATCTATAAGCTCCTCTATCTTCATGTTTTATATCTTTTATTTACTAAGTTCATTCTAGCTTCATAAGATGGATAATTATCTGGTAAGAAAGTTTGATCTTTAACATTAAAGTTATTATCTTTAGCATACTTTTTATATTTCTCTTGTAGTTTTTGCTTTTTAGTTGGATCAGTTTCTGCTTTAAGCTTTCCAGCTAATAAATTTAATTCTTTAATTATGGGACCTGCTTTGGCAGCATATTTATCATATTGAGCTTTATCTTTTTTATATTTATCTCTTACTTCTTGAGAAGCTACCGCTACCGGTTTAACAGGTTCTTTTGTGAAACCATATTTCCACTTTTCACCATTATCATATGTATGTTTATACACATCGGTCATTTCATTTCTAAGTTTTTTATAATCTAATTTATTATAATCAATTCCCTTTCCATTATTGCTTTTTTGAACTTCATCCCATTTCTTTTGTAATTTGTCAGCATTTCTATGATACTCACCTCTATCTGCAATATCAATATCTCCACTTGCTATCATGGTAACTACTCGAGGATCCCATGCAGAATTAAAATTATATTGTAATATACTAGTTTTAAATTCTTCCGGCAATTTATCCCAATCATCTCCCCACATTGTAGGATTGTTTAAAGCTTTTTTATCTCTTCCTTTATTATCTTTATAAGTTCCTTTACCTAAATTCTCTTTATTAATTCTAGTAATAGTTTCTTTAATTTCTTCTTCATCTGCTCCATAACCTCCACATGGAACTGGTTTTCCACCACTCATGCACCCTACGGTATTTTCTATACCAATCATAAAGTTTAAACCTGGAACCTCATCTGGAGACCCAGTTAAATTATCTATGTTAGTATTATCAAATACTGTTATTTTATCATCTGCATAACTATTCATTCCACCAGATTGCGGAGTAAATCCAGATGTTGTTATATTTTTATCTTCAATATTTATCTGCTCCTCTGGTATAGTAGTTCCACCTATACTCTCTGTGCCAGGTTTTGTTTCTATATTTAATCCAGGATTAAAAGCGTCTTTACCTCTATTGATTTCTAAATTTTGACTTAGTCTATCATCATCCATTGCGATGTTTTGAAGATCTCCAGCTTCTGAAGGTGCGCCTTTTTTGGGTTGTTCTAAATATTCATCTTCATAGTTAAATATTAAAGAATTTTCTATTACTCCTCTTTGAAAATTAATAAGACTATTTGTTTCTGCGTTGTTGGGATCTCCTCCTATATAAGGTCCAAATGCTGCTGTTCCACCTTCTTTATAAACAGCTATAGGATCATCTTCTTCTAATACAGCATCAGGATTGTTTAATTCCTCTCGCCAATCACTTCCATACCAAGTTTCTGCTAATTTTTGTTCCGTAATAGTTAGATCATTTATATCTTTGTTTCTGAGTTGATCTAATTTTTGTAGATTTGTTTTTAAAGCCCCACCATATAAATTTTTAGTACCAGGAGCGTTTAAAGTATCTTTAAAATCATAATTAACTAATCTCTTTCTTATCTTATCGTTAACCTCAGCTGTATTAGTAGTAATTTTTTTCTCAATTTTAATTCCTCCTTGTCCATCATCTACTTTGATTTCTTCTGTTAAAATTCCATCTTTCAATCCTACTCCAATAGCTCCTTCTACACCATCTTCAGGAGAACCTCCATGCATTATAGAAGTTATTATTTTAGGATCTCCATGTCTAGGAAAAAATGGCACTTTGTTGTTAGGATCACTTTGAGATCTAATTAATTCAGCATTATTCATTCGAGCTCCTGAATCTGGTACTGTATAATCACCTTCTGTATAATCAACAGGTATTCCATTTTCCACTCTAGTAGCTTCATCCATTTCAGCTATTTCTTCTGCCGTATAAGTTTTATCTGCTATAGTCCAATAAATTTGTTTCGTCTTAGGATCATAATTACACTTAACATTTTTACCTCCATTTTCATGAAATTCTCTACCAAACTTAAAATTATTAGGATCTACTCTATCTAAATCTAATGAATTAGGATCTCCAGGATTAATACCTATCATATTATCATATTCTCCTGATAGTGCTTGTTGAACTCCTATTCCACTTGCTATTTGTTCTGGAAGAGATAACCAATATGCCATATCTTCTGAACACTTTGTTGAGGTAGATCCAGCGCATTTATAGTATTCATCTCTAATCATTTGTACTACTTCTTTAGTACTCTCTCCTGCAACTTCATTTAATAAACCACTATCTTTTAATTCTTTATTTAAGATATTAGCATCTTTTAGAACTCTTTTTTGACGTTCTCTTTCTTGTTGCTCACTAATTTTGTTATTAGCTATTTGTTGCTGTCTTAATTTATCAAATTGTGAATCTAATGATTTATTAAAATCTGAAATAGCTTTATTTTGCTCTAATAACCCTTTGCTATTAACGATTATGTCTGGTTGTCTATATGTCCCCATTCTTTAAATTTTACTATTATAAAGTACTAGCTATATTACCTAATCCACTAGACATACTACCAAACATGTTACCTATAGCCGCTTGTTCTGCTCGTAAAGCTTCAGCTTGAGCTAATCTTTCTTGATCAATCATTGCTTGTGATCTATCTAAATCCATCATCTCTCTTTCATTTTGTTGTTCCCATATCCATTGATCACCAGTCGCTTGCATTTTTTGTATATCCATTGCTCCCTGAGCTTTTGCTTTCTCATTAGCTAATTCTTGTTGTTCTAGTTTAGCGGAAATACCTTGTTTACTTTGAAGAGCAGCTTGTGCTAAAGCAGTTGCTCCTCCTGCACTAGCTCCACTAGCACGTAAAGTGTCTAAAGTATTAGCTAATGCTACATCAGTTTGTTCTGCTTGAAATTTTGCAGCTTTAGTAGCTACACCTAAGTTTGCAAATTGATTACTCATATTAGCGAAAGGATTTCTTATATCTTGCATATTAGCTCTTTGATCTGCTAATGCAGCTTCTAGGGTTTCTCTTTCTTCTCTTGCTCTTTTGCCTTCATTACTCGCGGATATGGCACTGGCAGCTCCTCCTACCATTCCCATAACCATACCAGCTCCGGCTATTGCTGTTGCTACGGCCATAATGTTTAATTTATTGTTTTTATTAATTCATAAGATGGAGTTCTATCTACACTCCATCCTAAATTTTCAAAGGTATTTATTAAATTATTATGCTTACCTATAAATAATACATATTTAAATCCCTGTTCTTTACAAACATTTTCTGCTGCTGTTATTAGAAGTTCTAATGCTTGTTGTCTATCTTTGTCTCTATAAGTAGGATCTGAAATAATCCATTCCAACCATACCCCTTTAGAATTCGTTGTATAAATAAATCCGGCTAAAACGGGTTTTCCATTTTTCTCAACCATTAATCCACCTAAACCATTCTCTGGTAACATATCTCTTTCCACCGCCACCCATTCAGCCCATTGTTCCCACCATTTAGGTAATATAGACCAATCGTCTTCTTTTAATCTTCTTATACTTAATTTCATTTAATTATTATTTAATTATATTGACGATGTAACAAAAGTAGAAGAAACTGCAAATAGTTCTTTTAAACCACCTTTATCAGTAACATCATCTGTTTGTAAATCTACAGTTACATAGTAACCTTTTATTCCACTTATAGGAGCAGCTGTATTAGAATCTCCATCCCAAAATACTACTTCTCCAGCTCGTGGTAAACTAGCACTAACTAAATTAGCTACATATCTATTTTCTTTTCTATAAAATCCTGATCTATAAGTTAATCCATCAGATCCTATGTAAGCATTATCTACATATACTCCACCTTCATAACTAGCAACTTCTGCAGTTTGATCTTCATAAGCTTGCCAATCTGGAGTGAAAGTTAATGGATTAGTAGGAGGATTTATAGGATAAGGATCTTGATTGAATTCTGTAGGATCACTATAATATCTTAACACTTCCCATCCATTACTTCCTTCATAATTTATTGTTTGAAATGATTTGACTATTGAAGCGTTAGGATTAAAGATAAATCTAATTTGAGAAGGTTTATATTCTTGATCATAAAATATTCCTCTAGTATTATCTGCAGGGTCTTCAAAGTAATGTTGCCATAATTGATAATTATTTGAAGAGAAAAAAGCACTTTTAAGACTACACATCATAGATGGTTTATAATCATAAAAACTAACCCATCCATTTATTGCTTCATCAAAATTTACAGTTGAATACCCTGTTTCTACTACACACCCATTTTGTATTGTAGTAGGTTGAATAGAAGTAGTATAACATCTATTATGTATATCCCATCCACCTACAATCTTATCTGAAATATATCGTTTTAATTGAAAACCATTAACTGGCCACGCAGCTAATCCATAGTCAGTGAAATCTAAATATTTAGAAATAGTAGTTTGACAACTTTCTCCTCTAGTATCTACAACATATGCTCCAGTATCAACCCACGTGTTTGTGCTATCTTGGATCCAAACTGCCATCCCCGGTTCTATTGAACAACATCCACAATCGCCCGCGTCAAATTGAAAAAGATTACCTGGATTAAAACCAAAAGTCATGGGGTATTGTAAAGTGATTAATGAATCAAATGGATTTATTACTGAGAGAGCATCTCTAAAATAATCTCTCATACCATACTCACTTATCTCTGTTATACCATCTCTAGATAATCTACATATAACTCCTCGGTTAGCATCAGCAAAATATTTTTGAAATCCATAAGTAGCAAATGACTCTGGATTGTTACTTATTCCATACTCTCCTAAATAAGGTACAATCTGCCCTATCACTACATTAGATTGAGTTTGCATAGGTGAGCCTTCAGCGGTATATACAGCATCTTTATCTATTAATGCTTTTTGAACTTTGTTTTCTTGAAATATATTTAAATTGGTATTTTCTGCAAATAACTTTTGTATAGATCCATAACTTGGATTAACACTTTTAGATATATCTTCTCCTATTGAAAAAACATTAGTATTATTAACTCCCGTTCTAGAATTATATACTCCAGAATATATTAATGAACTAGCTCTATGTTGCTGAACTGCTTCATCATCTTCTGCTAAATAAGCTTTAACTCCTAAACTAGCTCGAGTATTATTAAAACCTCCTCTAATTACAGCTTCTTCAATAAACCACTGTCTTCGCTCACCAATAGCTTCATTAGGGTTAGCATTGATAGCCGCGTTGTTCCATGGAAAAGTAGGATAACCAGTTGGATTCCAAGGTAAACCAGGCCATAAAGACAAAGGATATTCATCACTAGGTTGAGGCCACTGTATATTAACTGTTCCACAATCTCCTACTGCAGGTAATGCATCCCCTTCTGCTTTAGGTACCACCTTCTTCATCCAAAATGAGTTAAAAAACTTTACTCTAATTGCGTATGCCATATTTAATAATTACGTGTATTACATATTAATTACAGATCTCTCCATGGGTATGTGTCAGTAGCACCTGGATCATATACTGTAAATCCAGCAGTATTACCCCAATAATTACCATTATTTGCTATAAAAGGTCCATTTACAACTATTGGAACATCCCATTCAAAATATTGTGCTGCGCTAGTAGGAATAGGTGGAGTCGACCGATCAGTTACTCTCATTGTCACCACATATCTTCCAGGAGGAATAGGTACATCCATGTCAGACATTAGTAAACATTCTTGAGGATCTCCAGGATTTGGAGGTTGTAATTGTAATGTTCTAAAATTAGGTATTACATTAGTATTATACCCTTTAGCTTGAGCTAATCCAGCACTAAGTATTCTTGTTGGACCAACTTTATCCATTCTTAAAGCATTAACATACCAAAACCCAGCTTGACTAGGAGAATTAGGCATTTCATTAACACCTGGACCTGGAGTTTGAATACTTAAAATACTAGGATCTGCTACTCCACAATCTTGTAAGCTTTCCCAATAATGTGTTTTACCTGTATCTGGAGTTAAATATCTTAATCCCACTACGTTTTCTCCTCCTAAGTTAGGATCAGCAGGATCAATAATATTTCCATCTGCGAAATCACGGTAAATAGGACCAGTAGGTACATAAGAGGTATTTAACCATCCATTCCAAGAAAAACCTGAATTGAAAGGATCAGCTGCGCTAGGTAATAAATTAATAACTGGCGAAGGTAATCCTCCTACTAACGGTCCATCCGCAAAAACAATTTCACCCATACTATATTGAGGTACTTCTCCTGTTGGACACAAACCTGATTGAAAAGCAAAAAATGCACTAACTTGATAAGCTCTAGCTACTGTATATACTAATTCATCACCTAAACTTGGACCTGGATCAGGGGTACCTGGAATACTACCATAAGCTCCATTTTTAGCTTTAAAATATCCATCCCAAGGAGTTAATCCATATCCTGGAACATTTACCATTCTAAATTCTCGATTTAGATATTCTCCAATTGTTGGTTTTATACCTACTGGAGTATAACTAGAACCAGGAATAGGGGGATCATAACTTTTTAATCCATCATTATTAGTAGTCCAACAAGAAGCCGGATTGTAATTTTCACCATATGTATTTCTATAAATATTATCAGAGTTACCTAAATAAGGATTAGCAAATTGCCATCCACCTACCACAAACGTTAATGGGGCTTGAGCAGCAACACCAGGAGGACATAAAGTACAAACACCTGACCAAGCTGCACACGTGTTCCACATACCTCTTTCATCCCAGCAGTTATTTTGAATATCAGTTCTAGCGTCATTACCACCAGCTATATCATACATAGCTACTTGATTAGGTACATAGTTCTGTATAACTATAGTTTTTTGTACATCTAAAGAAAACGCTTGCGTTACTCCTCCTATAGAAGGTCTAATAACTCTAAATGTAAAAGTAAGAGTTCGTTTTAATTCCTCTTCCCATGCTACAAAATATCCATCAGGACTAGGTTTGGTTTTTACTCTATAACTATTAAATCCTATAGTTTTTTCTAACTCAAATTTATATAAAAGATCAATTCCTAACCCATTCTCTACACTCACTAACTCCACAGTAGTATTATCAGCTGGATTGTCTAATTCTACTCCTTCACAAGATACAGCAGAAAATAAATCTGATATTAAAGTTCCAGGAGGATCATTTTCTACTAAGTCTATACTTAATTCACTTATTCCACAAGGAACTGTATTATCTTCATTAAGAATTTTATAGTTAAGATCTGAAATTAAACCGCTAGTAGAAGTTTCCCAATAAATATCTAAATTAGAATCAACAGGTTCAGTTTCATATATAGCTAATTCAGGTATCATACCTAAACTAGTATCTCCAACTCCTCCACCTATATCCCCACTTCTCCAACCAATTTCTTTTTTAGTTGATAATTCTGCTATTATAGGATTCATAATACCATTATACCAATTTATGGGTATTAATAAAGTATCTCCATTAGGTCCTGGATAAGATAAAGGAGCAGCTGCTGCATTATCAGTACCTGCTTTTTCAATTATACTACCTAAATTTAAATCTGTTAAATTACCTAAATTAATTGCAATATCAGGTAAAACCTCAGGATCAAATTGTTGATTATAACAATTCCAGCTAGCAGCCCAGTTGTCTTTATGATTTTCTACTCTTCCAAACAATTTAACACTACTTCCAAATACTTTTTGCTCTGGTCCTACCTCTGATAAATCTCTAGGTATTTTATTTATATTATCATTTATAAGAACTATATGAGCGGTTGTAGCCCAATCTCCTTTAGGAAAAGTAACTTGAGCAAAATCTCCTGTGGTTCTTAAATCCTTAGGCCATCCAGCTAAAATCCCTGGTAAATAACAATTATAATAATCTTGCTCAGTTTGTTTAACTACAACTTTCCAAGAATACCATCCTAACGTGTTTTGATCAATTAATGTTTTACCCTTCCAACGTGTATCCCAACCTGGAGCAGGAGGCATGGGACAAATTGCTAAAACAGGAGTTATACTATCAATAGGTTCTCCTTCTTGCCAATCATTAGAACTTTCATTAATCCATACAGTAGTAGGATCTATATCTCCTGTTGGAGTAGAAAAAAAACCTATATTAGCCGTGGCTCCATATTGCCCTATTACATCATTACTTGGCCATTCACAAACATTACCCCATCCTGAAGATGTTCCTAATTCTATACCAGATAATTTTCCAATATTATCTCTATATAATCCAGGATATCCAACTTTATCTATTACTTCTGGAATTGTTTGATGCCAAATCATGTTTATTATATCTCCTGGCCAAGTATCAGTTCCATTTATAAGTTCAAATTCAGTAGTTTTATATGGATGATAAATAGTAGAACCATATCCCGATATTACTTCATCAAATATATCAGATAAAATTACATCTGACTGTCTTCCATATCTATCTGATAATACTACTCCAACTTGATAAGTTCTATTTTGTTTAACAGTATGATTTTGGTATTCTTTTCTTACGTAAGTATCTTTATCATAAGTTGCAATCGCTGGTTTAGGATCAATAGACACTACATAACTTAAAGTATCTGGAGAAGTATGTTTATCTATATAATTTCCATATATGATTCTATTTCCTGAAGATTCTTGGGCTAAAGCCCTTAATGGAACTTTATCATAAACTCTAGTTATTTCACGAGCTGGTAGGGTTTTCCAAGGTTTACGAGATTGATAGTCATAAGCATAATATTTTTGCCCTGGAGTAGGTAAAGTACCAGGAGCAAATTCAGTAGCATTAATAGTATCTAATATGTAAGCTGTTGTACTCTCAGATTCTTTGTAAATTATATCTATACTTTTAACTTTAAATTTTTCTGTTAGGTCTTCAAAGGGTATTTGATCATCAGATTGATAAGGAGAAGGAATCATTAATTCTATATTTTGAATTTTATTTTCAAAAAATTCTACTATAGAACTGGAATATGCTTTTCCTTCATCTCCAATTAAAGTCTCAGAAACACTCCAAGTTATATCACTATTACTCATCATAGGAGGTGTTGAAGTGTCTACATCTTTACCTATAAAATAACCATCTTGTTTAGGGACAAAACATGCTTGAGTAAATGGTGCCATTAAAGAATATTCTCCATCATCAAACTGAAATCTATAACTAAATCTTACAAATTTATCTGACAAAAAAGTTTCATCACCAGGCCATGTTGCATCAAAATCTGGACTAGGATATTGAAAATAAATCAAATCACCTGCATCAAATTGTTGTGCAACATCAAAAGTAAGGGTAGTTTGTCCTACGGCTGGAACATCTGGTTGTACATTAGTAACTAATGCCGGATTACCTGTTATAGGATCATCTAAGATTCCAACACTCTCCATTTTACTTCCTATATCTATTGTGTTCCATGTACCTATTAATACACATGAATTTCCTGGAACACCCATAGGAACTATAACTTCAGCTACACAATATGGAGGTAAAAATCTTTCTGTTTTATTAGTCATAGTGGAAACCCATTGCGTTGGTCCACCTATGTTTTTTAATAAGGAAATACTTTCAAAAGGATAATATTTAGCTACAGAAATACTATCTTCATTAGTATAATAACCAGTTGCTCCTCCTAACTCAAATGGATTACCAGACGCAGTGTTAACATTTATTTTTCTAGGTTGATTTCTATTATCAGTCCAAAAGAGTAAATCTTCTATAAGATTAACACCAGTAATAGGAAAAGTTTTAGAAAAATTCAAAAAATCACCACCTACTAATAAGGTTCCTGCTTGAGTTCTATTGTTATATACACCTATAAAACAGTTCTTTTGTATATAACCAAAAGCTACGTTTTGTCCTGATATATCATTAGCTAACTTAGTAGAACTAGAATCACTATAATCAGTTATAAATACATAAATTAAATCATTTACAACATCAGCAAAGTGTCCAATTATTTCATAAGCACAATCATCTAAACCAAACGATGTTAAAAATCTAGTACCTAATACGTTCTCTAATGCTCCTACATCTGCTGCCTCTGATCTACTAATTTGTATATTTTTGCCATATCTATATTGCCCATTAGGTAAAACTCTTCCATCTAAATCTTGATTCATTTTAGATTGGATGAATGTGTTTTTAACTTCTGCCATCTATTTAATATTTAATCCATTTAGATTTACCACGTAATACTTGTACAAATTCATCTAATTTCAAATTACTTAGTCTAATTTTAGCATTTCGTAGCGCTGCTCTTCTGTCTTTTTTAAATCGTTGTACTAAGTATTCAGGTACACCCATTCTGCTACCTAATAATCCATACGCAATATGCATATATAAAGCTTCTTCAGCCATTTTAGGAACTTTACTATCTAAATCATATGCTAATCCATCAGATATATATTCTATTACTATTAACTTACCTACTAAATCACTACTAAAACTAAATTTACCTTTTAGATGATCTATTGTAAACCAACCATTAGATTGAGCTAATTCAGGCAATAATCCATATTGTCTACCTAATAATCCTACGTTCCAGTATTGATACCAATCTTGGCCTAGTCCTGAAGGATCAAATATAGGATCTATAGTAAATTCTTTTGGATTAGATTTCCATCTTTCTTCCGTTATGGAGGTACTTTCTAGATTGTCGCCAAATTGATCTTGTGTTGGCACACCGGAGGGAGTATTATCTTGTATTGGTGTTTCTGTTGGATTGATAGTTAAATCAGTGGGATATATAATACGTTTTACACCCGCTTTGTCTATCCATGAAAGTTCTACATAGTTTACATAATCTTGAGGAATAATCACTGATAAACCAGTAGGAATAGTTACTTCTTGAGATTTAATACTTTTTAAAGTGTCATAAGAAAATTCTTGTAATCCTCTTTTTGCATGAAAAATTACATCACCTCTTTGTGCTTTTGGAATTATTTTATCTTTACCAATATACATCATCATGAAGTTATTTATAACATCATTTAACGATACATATTCATAACCACCATAATTATTCCATAAAGCTGATTGTTTTACTTGTAAACCAATATAACCAACCGGAATAGGACCAGGTGCAGCAATTAAAGTATTGCCTTCCATAGTATATCCTCCAATATATTCAGTCCAAGAAGTTCCAGGTCCTTCAAAAGGACCTACTGCAGTAGGAGATGTATATACTTTAAAATTGTTTAAAGAGTATTCAGGTACAGCCGGATCATAACTATTATATGCACCTAGTTCTAATATAGTATTAAAATCAAAATGATATTGCTCGCCTACAGCTCCGGTTGATTCTAATATTTGTTGACCAGCATAATATTGAGCATTTGTTTCTTTTATTAATCCCATAATATATTAGCTTTTTTCATTAACAGTTTCTTGTTGTATCATAGCTGCGGCATTTTGAACTATTTGAGGATCTCTTATAATAACACCAGCATACATTAATATTTGTATAATAACGTCAGTTTGTTCTTCAGGATGTAATTCAAAGTCGGTGGTAGTTCCTGGGTTATTAGTATAAGCCCCTTGACCTGGTTGACCTGCAGGAATAACATCATATCCCCATACTGGATCATTAGGTTTTCTAATGCACAAAGCTCTTACGGAATTTAAATTTAACGCATCATCAGGTGGACCGTATATATCAATTCTAGGAGCTCCTGGAAAACTTCCACCTGCATAGTTTCCATTTTCACTATAAATAGGATGAATAGAGGTGGGTTGTGTAAGATTAGAATTATTTCTCAAAATAGCTTCTCCAGGATCTACTCTCTCCATTAAGTAAGATTGCCCGGTAGTTTCATTTTGAAAAAATAGATTTCCAATATAATATATACTGCTTGGAATAGTATAATGAGATCTATCTGGAAATAAATTAATAAAATTTAGTGCTACATTATCTTTGAATATAGACATTTTTTCGTCTAAATTATCTAATCTATTACCATATTCACTATCATTTTGTGGAACACGAAATTGTTGATTATAATCTTCAAAATATTTCTCAAATATTTCTAACTGTACTTGCACAGCTAATTTATTAAACTCTGGAGGTGTTATATAACCACGTTGTTCTTTGTTTAAAATGAGCAACACTGTTTTATAAACATTATCTATACCTATTGCCATATTATTTTTTTTACCGTAAACAATAAAGGCGGCGTTATGCCGCCCTTATTACTATTACAGGTTATTATAGTTTTTTATCAAAACTTTTTCTCTATAGATTTGTATACCTCTAAGCCTTCATCGGTTTGAAACCACGCTGCTAAAGCAGAGTAAGGATTTTCATCAAATGGCACTGTCATTAATTTTTTACCATTAGATGCCCAAGAAAAGGTTCGTTGATCTTGTGCTAACTTAAGAATTTGAGCTTCTACAGCTTTTATTCCAAAATTTCTAAGTTGTACATTCTCATCATTAACTAACGCTAGAAACAATCTAGGTTTATTTTTAGCTAATAAAGCAACATCTCTTTTTATTTCTTTTGAACTCAATTTACTCACACCAGAACCTTCTTCCACTCTTAAAATAGCTTCCGCGTGATCTATTTCTAAACTCAACGCTGCAGAAATCGCATGGTTTTGCATTTCTATATCTTCTAATTCATCTTTAGCTTCTACTATTCTATCTAATTCAGCATATCTTTTGTTTAATGCTGGATGATACAAAGAAAGCAATTTTTGTAAATTTTGTTTCTCTTTTGGTACAAACAATGCACCGTCTTTAAAAACAATATGCTGTAATGTAGCTTCACCTACTTGTTCATCAACAAAAGGAGAAGCTTGATTAGTAGCATATCTTAATTCTCTTTGGTTACCCTTTTCTTTATCAAAATGCAATAAAGGAAATCTTCTTGTATGTTTAGATGGTAACGTATATGATAATGGGGATCTACCATGTAAAAGATAATAATTTCTATCTTTCACTTCCCATGTGTTTGTATTTTCTTCCATAATATAATATAATATAAATAATTAATTTGTTAAAAAAGACCCCACGTTAGTGGGGTCTTGATAGTAAAAGATTAAGAATAACTATAAGTAGTGAATTGTTTACATTCATCTGGTTCTAAATATCCTCCATCTTTGCATATTTCAGAAAGAACTGGTATAGCATACGGATCTGCAACACCTGCTTCAATAGCAGCATTCAACATATTAGTCATTAATAATGTTGCTTCAGGTACATCATCCCAATTGGTTCCCCATTGGATTTCCAATGACGTTGCTCCAGTAGCATCTGAAGCAGCTATTGTGCCTCTATCAACTGCTACACCTGAGAGAGTAACCGGGACATTAATGTCTACGATTACATCACCAGCGCCTGTTGTTTCGAATTTTATAAGTGCCATAATTTTATATTTTAAAAGTTAATAAATTAATCTGTAAATAATACAAAATTATTAGCAGCTTGTACACAAAGGCATCTTTCAGAAAGATAATGGACTTCCATTGCATCTAAGCTAGAAGTGTAAGCACCTCCAACAGATCCTGTGATCCATGATTTCATTCTTCTATCATCCGTTTGTGAAGCTCTATATCTCACGTGTAAGAAAGGTCGTCTAATGTTTTGACCAAGCATTTGATCATAAACAGTAGATGTTCCTGCAGGTATCATAACACCTTTAATGTTATCAACCATTCCACGAGTAGAAGCATCATTTAAGTATTTCCAATCGGTTTTGTAGAAGTCATAAGAACCTCTTCTAAAACCTGTGAAACCAAAGTTTAATGCCATCTCATCTGAGTTATCAAATAGACCATAAGATACTGAAGAAGCAGCAGCGTAACCACCACCAGCTTGAGCACCGATCATATCATCAAAGTCAAGAGCTGTAGCTCTATCTAAGAAAAGCATGTTTTCTTCAATAGCGCCCTGCTTATCTAGTTGTTGCAATATTTGATCGAAATCACCTAATGCACCAGCGCCAGGAGCCGCAGCTCCAGCAAAACCAGAATATACATTACCTCTATCTTCTAGAGCAGCAAACATACCTTGAGTACCTCCGCCTGATATAGCAATTCCTTGAGTATCTATTTCACCTTCAACCATTACCATCTCAAGATAATCTTCATATCTTAATCTAGTCTCTGATTCGGCTTTTATATACCACAAGAATCCAGTTGAACCATCTTCCGTTGCAACTTCAACCCAACCAATTTGAGCTGTATCAGAACCTGATACTTCATATTGATCTTTAATTATAATAGGTTTGTTTTGAAACGTACTTAATACTGGTTCAACACCTCCGCCCATGCCAACAGTTCCTTTTTGGAAATCTGAACCATAAACGAATAATCTTACATTCGCAGCACCTGCTATAGCACCCCAGTTAGCCTGAGTATAACAAACAGCTGTGAAAATATTTGTAATTGGAGCTCCACCTCCACCTTCAGCATCAGTAACAATACCTTTTAATACTAATCCACTAACTGGATCATAAGCAACAATTGTATTGTTATTTCTAAGAGTATGTTGAGTAGCACCAGCTGGAAGAGCAACAGTAAAAACGTTACCTGCAACGGTACATGTATCATACGCTATGTGTAATCTATTTTGTTCAGACCAGATTACTTGATCTGAGGTCATTGGCATTTCTGCTCCGACCATTCTAAGAAATCCAGATATGGTTCTATTACCAAATCTTTCGACTTCTTGTTCATATAATTCAGGAAGATATTGTTGTGCAAAGTCAGCAAAATCAGCAGCACCTGAATCGGTCCACTGTAAGTAATTGCTGTCTAACACGACTCTATCCTGAGCAGGAGCTAATCCTGCATGCATACTTGTAAACGCCATGTTTTAAGTTTTAAGTTTTATTTCTTGTATTTATTTTTAACTTTGAACTATTTGCGCCAGTAACAGCTTTTATCCTTAAACCATTTAAATATACATGTTCTGTTGGTTCGCTAGAACGAGCAGAATTATTTATATTTTTGGTATTGGATACTACATTCTTAATAGCATCAGCTTTACCCTGTTCATAGAAATGATTTGCAATTGCATCAGCATTTCTCGCAGCATAAATCGCTTTATGATAACCAGAGTAATCTTTTACAGTGCCATCTTTATTTAAGAACGTCTTAACAAAGTCTTTAATGTCTGATTGCTGGTTAGCTACATCATCAGGATTTGTAACATTGTATCTAAATTTCTTTTCTCCTAGGTTAAACTCAAAACCTTTGAAATCCCCAGAAAAATGTTTTTTAGTATCTGTTACAAAAACTTCATGTTGTGCTGTAGCGCGCTTTTGTTCATCGTTATATCTATTGAAAAAGTCTGTTGCTTTTTGTTGCTCTTGAGTAATACCAGGTCTCAACTTGATTTCCTCGTAATATTTACTCTTTAGATCATTCAAATGAGCATGAGCTTTTACAACTTCTTCTTTAATCGCAAGTTTTTTCTTACGAATATCTTTATCCTCATCATAATCTGCGTCATAAGCAAATTTATCATCTAAAAGAAATTCTATTTCTTCAGCATCTAGATGAGGTTTAGTATTTTTATAATATTCTTTAAGTAATGTTACATCATCTACGCCACTATAATCAGCGTTTAATCTAACGTAATCATTTACATTTCCACCAGTTTCTTTCATAAATTTAACTAACTTATCAACTCCTTCAGGTAGATTTGGTTGATCAACAGGAGTAGGATTTGTAGTTGGAGTAACTGGTGCATCATTAGTTATTTCTTCAACTACCTGCGGTGGGTTCGTCCCGGCCTCTTCTTGCTTCTTTTCTTCTTTTTTCGCTTCGGTAACTGGCTGCAATCCTGATTCGGATGTTCCGCTCTCCACTTCTTGTACATTCGTGGTTTGTTTATCCGCATCCACGTGCATTGTGCTTGACTCTGAACTGGCATCTTTTTCCTTATTTAAATTTATTTTTGGTGTTTCCTTAGTATTGTTAGTAAGTTTTTTAGGTTTTGGTTTAACTTTAACTTTTAAACCTTCTACCTTGTCATCTCTAATTGGTTCTTCTCTAACAGGTAAATTTTCTTTATTTTCTTCCATGATATAATATTATATAATTTATTTACATACCCATTTGTGGTGGCATGTTTGTTTCTTGTATTGTTTCAGTTTCTTCTATTTGTGGTTGTTGACTATCTTCTAATGCCATAGCTTCAGCTTCTGGAGGACTTGGTGCAGCAGCCATTTCAAAATCAGTTGGTAATAAGTCATTTTGTCTTTGATTTATCATTTTACTTTGTTGTGTGGCTTGGATCCGCGTTCTGGTATCTTTTCTATCTTCTATTTCTTTCTCTTTGAGCCGAGCTTGTTGAACTTCCATTTCCTTCAACTGTTTGTCATATCCAAATTGAAGTTCCATCAATTGCTTTTTAATCTCTCCTTCTGTTTGGATTCTTTGAATTGCTATTTGACCTTTTCCTTGTTCTAATTGCATTGTTGTTTCTGCAATTGCCTGTTGTTTTTGAACCTCAGCCATTGCTGCTTTTTCAGCAGCTTCCGCATTTGCTTTAGCTTGAGCTTGAATCATTTGTTGTTGTGCTTTTTGATCTGCTTCTTGTTTTCTTTTTCTCCTAAGCTTTAACAATTGATTAGCTAACATCAAATTCCTTATCTCTCGTATATCAATAGCATCTTCTAAATTTATACTTTGTTGTTGAAGTGCCATTTGAATATTTTGTTCTAATAAAGCTTTTTCTTCTTCATCAGGTTCAATATCTAAATAAATTCCAAAATCATATAAATGTATATCTTGTATTTCTTCTAAAGTTTTTACATTAAATAAACTTATACTATTTATTAAAGATTCTCTTAACAAGTCAAATTGAATACAATCAGCTACTCTTAAAGATATGTTTTCACATGCTCTTAATGTTAAAAACAAACTAGCTGATAAAATGTGTTTTGTTGCGGTGTTAGAAGCAGCAGCAGCTAATTTTTGTAATCCTACTAAAGAGTCTTCATTTGGCATACTACCATCCCTTGCTTCATTTAATCCGGTTACGTCTCTTATCATTTGTAAATAATACTGATAAGTAGCAATTAATGACTGAATTTTTGATTGACCACTAGAACTATTTAACTCTTGAATAGGAACTTTACCATGATTTAAATCTCCATCTTGTGTCATAGATCTACCTACAATACTACCAGTTTGGAAATACATGTTTAAAGCTTCTTGAGGATTGTAATTAGTACCATTACCTAAGTCTACCTCTGCTAGACCATCTACATCTAAAAATACTCCATCTGGGACTGTCCTAGCTAGTACCTGTTGCAACTTTAATGACGTTAACTGTATCATGTCTGCAAAACCGGTCATACGTTCTACTAATGATTCAATTCTACCCTTATATATGCTAGGAGCACAAATTTGATAATTCATGTTAACTTTAGAAGTATTGGAAAAAGGTCGAGTCATATTCTCAGCAACTTTCCATTGTAACATTATAGGGTGACCTAAGATTTTAGCTCCATGATAAAGTACCTCTACAGATCTCGATACTCTCTTAAAATTATCATTTGGAGGAGGATTAAAGAAATCAGTTTTTTCAATAGCTTTTTCTAATCCTTGATCTGTGTATTTAATTTTAAATACTTGATCAGCGTAAGTTTTATACTCAAAATATAAAACTTGAACAGTATTGTTATTGTTTCTTCCTTCCCAATTTCTTACGTAATTAGTATTACCTGGAAATTTTTGTATCTCTTCTAGTTCTCTATCACTTATATCTGGAAACTCTTTTTTTAACTCTGGTATACTAATAGATTTAACTTCACCTACGTAGTATATATCTTCAAAATTTGGATCTTCAGTATAAGACCATACTAAATTAGCCGGATCCACATAATCTACTACTATTCCTTCTGCTCTATTAAAAGTGGTTTTTACTGCACCTATTCCTAAGACTACTAAATCTTTTATAAATCTAGTTCTAGTTAAATTAAATTTATTTTTAGCAAGTGTATTAGCGATTAATTCTTCTTCAGCTAGTTCTATAGATTGTTTATAATCTAACTGCATATGAACCTCTAATTCTTGTTCATTTATAGGTACGTTATCCATACCTTGCGTTTCAGCTATATTCATGCCTAAAGCTTGTTCCACTTTTTCCATGTAAGCTCTAGTCTTTATATCTTTATGTATTTTAGTAGCATAATCAGTTCTTGCTTTTTGAGAAGCAGGATCTTGTGAATAAGCTTTTATATCGTATATCTTATCAGACATACCATTAACTACTATATCTACAAATTTAGGAATTATAGGTACTGGTTTCCAATCTAAATTTAAATATGATAAATCACCGTTGATAGAGAGCTCGTCTTTATATTTTTGAATGCTTTGTTCTCCTCGTGCGTATAATCGTCTTTGATGAAAAATATTATAATTAAATGCATATCTATCACCACCTATACCTTGACTGAACCATTGTCCTTCTATTGCTCTTGCTACCATGAGTCCATATTCTAAACTCATTTTCTCTTCTTGAGGAACTACTTGGTCGGGAAAAGCACTTCTAGTATTAGTATAAATCATTTATTTATTATTTTTGAAACAACTCCATCGTTATCATATCTTTTTATTCCTAAATCAATCTTTTTAACTGTACGTTCAGCAAGTGGTCTGTATTTGTTTTTATTACAAGCCATAATAGCTAAACCTGAACTAATAGAAGCATCGTGTTTTGTTCGTTTATTTATATTAAATTGTGCCCAATCTTCTAACGTCTCTTGAAAATACATATTTCCACATAGACCTTCTTCATTAAATCCTACATGAGTTTCTATATAAGTTTCAATAGCTGCTGCGTGAGCTTGTTTTATATCTTCACTAGAGTTAGGAATTCCTCCTAATTCTCTTTCTGTTACAGATAATTTACTCCACACTTTATCTGGTCTATTTATACAAAAGTGTCTATATCCTCTTTTTTTAAAATGATATAAAATTCTAGGTTTATTATTCTCAATTAAAATAGGCATTCCGTAAAACACACATGCCATTAATACATCTTCAAAAAAGGTTTCAGCTGTAGGTGGTCTAGAGATATATTGAAGAAAAAATCTATTAATTGGACCTTCTTCTAAATGAAATTTGGTTAACCCGTGTAAAGAACCTTTAGATCCTCTACCATCCACTGTTCCTGAAATATCATATGGATCACATCCAAAAGCTCCAATATGTTCATTAGCAGGATACTTTAACCCATTTTTTATAATCACTTGATTTTGAAGATTTTTAGGTGGAACCCATGATATCTTAAATCTTCCATTGTTATTTGGTAAAAAAACAACTTCTCTATCTTTAACTCCTTCTCTCCATTGAAAATTACCTTGTGACACTTGAGCCATGTTATTTACATCCTCATTATAATCTATTTGCTCGTAGATTTTAACAAGATTAAATAATGATTCTTTGGTTTCATCTCTAAAAGCATGTTTTTCTGTTCTTGGAAATTGCCTATAAAATTCATTTAAACCGTCTTGATCATTCTTTAGTCCATCTGCTTCATTCTCCCAATATTCTATAACACCAATTTTTATTAAGATATTGTCTATCCCCATTATTGGTTCAACTGGAGTATCGAAGACTGGATATCCATATTGATCTATATATCCTTCATAATTCCATTCCATAGGGATAAATAAAGAATATAATCCAGAACTTGTTTGACCATTCCTATTTCTTTTATTTACATCAGAATTGTAATATATATCTTTAAAGTTTTGTCCTCCTTTATCTAATGCATTACTGGTAGATCCCATCATACATTTACCTATAATTCTTCTTCCTAATCGAAGACAAGTTTTAGTTACTTTCCAATTGTTTTTAATATTATCTGGTCTTTCCCACTTACCACTTTCATCATGAGCTAAGAGTTTAAGTTTTTCACCATCATAACTATTATCTCCAGTGTTTTTCCAATCTATAGTAGTATCTAATCCATCTAATTCCTCTAGTTTTTCTTTTGTATCTAATTTTCTTCTCGTTAATTTAGATGCAGGTACCCGGTAGGCCAATTCGGTTTTAGGACGATCCATACCATCCTGGATTGGTTTGAAGAAAAACGGATAGTTAACCGAGATTGGTACAACTTTATCCGTGAACATCTTTTTAGCATCCCAACCTGTTTTGGATAATACACCAAATCTTGAATCGCTAGACATGGTGGCTTGATTAACAAGTTCTGATGACGCCATGAAAGAAAATCCTGATCGTCTGTTTTTAAGATAGCACATTCCATAACACCTCGTATCGGCTTTACACGCTTCCCAAAAATAGAAAAATAATTTATTTGCTTCTCTATAATCGGCTGATCCAATGTCAATTTTTGCCCATTGCAAATAAATGTAGTGAGTACCAGTGATATAATTAGGTACACCATTGTTATAATACCAAAACCCTTCTTCTCTTCTATTAAATTCTTCATCTATATAATCAAACCATTTTTCTTTAAAATCTGCTGGATATTCATCCCACTCAAAAGTACTTTTTATTCTCTTTAGTTCTTTTGGGTAGGGTTGTTTTTCCCAATATTGCTCTGATTTATTTTCACTTCGTTTGAACGGTTTATTAACTGCCGGTAAAGCAATCTTGAGATTTTGTATTTCAATGATTTCTCCAATTTCTCCAGTTTTACTTATTACAATAAAATCATACTCATCATTGTATCCATACTCCCATTGTTTATATCTATTCTTTTTTTTAAGAATCTTAGGTTTTACTACATCTTTTAATATAGTATACAAAGTTTGAATATATGCCATTATTTAGATCTTTTTTCAGGGGATACAGAATAAGATCTCTTGGGTTTATCTTCTATAGGTTTACCTTCTAAAATTTGTTCTTCTTCTTCCATTCTGTTAAGAATTTCAAAAGCATCAAAAATAGCTAACTTTTTAGTAGCAGCAGCATTTTTTAATCTATCAGCAGATACATCATCCCCACTATCTACAATTGGTTCTTTAGCAACTTTTATCAATTCATCTACCGCAACTTGCCCAGCTAGGATTATATTTTTCTTCGTTTCCTTCGTATTCATGTTCTATAACTATATCATTTAATTTCATACAATAGAGTAATTCGTTATCTATCACAAACTCAAATTCTCTTTCTTTTTTAAAAGAAACTAACGACCCTACTTCTATACCTAATTTTTTTAATTTAGAATTGTTATATTTTATAATTCCTATATTAGGTTTAGTTGGGTTAATTCGGTATTTATTATTTTCTTTTATAGGTTGAACAAAACATCTATCTAAAAAACCATTCCATTGATCTTTTTTCTTATATAAATAAAGTTGATCCATACTACAGAAATACATGTCTTCCTTAAAATAAGATCTACTATTTTGTTCTTTACCTTTTATATTGTAGAATCTTCTAAATATATTATGATGAACCATTACTCGGTCTCCTACTTCAATAGGTGATTTAAATGCTAAAGGAGTTTTTAACACTATACCTTCTTTATTTATTGCTTTAAAATCTTCAATACTTGTATTTAATATTAAAGTTTTATCACCTATCTTTTTTGTGTTATTATAGCGACCATCAACTGGAGTAATTATAAAATCATAGAGACTATTCATTATATTCTAAGTCATATTCTACTGCAATAGCCATATTTGAATTAAAATTTTTCCAAGGTAAAACTTCTTCATTTTTACTTATCCAAACTGTATATGAACTACTTTCTTCATTATGTAAAATATTACAAATCCTATGTCCACCATAAACTTCTTGACCCTCTGAATAATGCATAGCATCATTCTTATAATCAGATCCAA